GAGAGAACAGAGGTCTGCCGGGTGACGGTTACCGATGTGGGGTTGTCCGCTATCATGCGGGCAGCATCCGCGCGCATGACGTCTGTCATCGACGACGTAGCTGTCCCCCCTTGCTCGTGCGGTATCTCCAGGACTGCTGGATGCAGTACTCGAACGCCGCCTTCTTGTCCACCGTCTCGTCGCCGAGCGAGTAGGTCATCCCCGGCGTGGAGTCGATGAGCCCCGCCTTCACCAGCCACGCCTGGCCGACAAGGTCCATGAGGTCGTAGACGTAACCCTTCAGGTAGACCGCTGACTGCTCGCTGTCGAACGTGACCTCGCCTGCCAGCGCGTCCACGGAGTAGTCGTCTGGGTCGATGGCCGCGCCCTCGTAGGTGCTCGCGAGTGCCGTGACCTCGACGTACGGCCTGCCGTACTTGAAGGTGAGCTCGTCGATTGAAGACAGCGCCTCGTAATAGATCTCGCGCCGGCGGTTCTTGGCCAAGTTCTCGATCTTCGTGGTCGAGACGACGGGTGGCGTGCCCTCGTCCTGGAGCAGCTCGCGCACGTGTGCCAGCAGGTCGCTATCCATATCTCAACATCTCCTTCACGTGCTTCTCCCTCTCGGTTAGCCTGGCGTAGTAGGCCTCTTTGTCCTTCTGCCTCTGGGCGCTCCTGCGGGACCTGTCGTGCGCAATCTTCAAGGGATGGCGCTCGGATGTATATCCTGTCCCCGTCCCGTAGATGTCCACAAAATGGTTACCCTCCCCGTCCACGAGCCTGTGGTGCAGGCCTTCATAGTGCAGGCCCTCGACATGCCTGAACAGCCTGGGGTACCAGTGCGACTGGTTCTCCCAGCTCATGTGGCACAGACCGACGTCCGCGTGTGGCAATCTGTCCAACTCCTGCGGGTTCTCCACTCTCTCGTCGGCGTCCAGGTGGAGGTACCAATCTCCTTTTTCCCCGATCAGGTACAGGTCGCGCTTCTCCACCTCGCTCAGGAACGGGACCACCGCGAGCGAGACGTCGACCTCGAGGTCCGTCAGGTATTCGAGCGTCCCATCACAACTGTAGCCCAGGTCGTCGCCTTCATGAGGAAAATCTGAGAAAACTCCATCCACGACGACGATGCGGTCCACGTGCCCGAGCACCGACTCGATACAGTTGCGCAGGAGTGGCATGTCGTTGTACGTGATGAGGACCAGGTTCAACATTCAAGCACCTTGTTTATACTCAGCGCGAGCTCCGCGAGCCTCGAGCCCTCCCAGCTGAGCATCGTCGTGTCCTTCGGCAGGCACGCCCCCCCGAAGCCTCTGTACCCTTTGTGGTCCACGTCCAGGTGGTTGTGCCCGATGAAGGGGCTCATGTAAAGCGCGTCTCTCACGGGCTCGTAGTCATTGCCCCAGACCTCGCAGATATCCGCGATCTCGTTGGCGAATATGACCTTGATCGCGTAGAAAGCGTTCTGGGCCAGTTTCAGGATCTCCGCCTGTACGGGCTCCATCACCAGAAACCGAGACGCGAACGGTGTCAACAGCTCCCTGAGGAGCGCCAGCGCTCGGGTCGACCTCGTGCCGATGACGGCGTATCCCTGGTGCTCGAAGTCCTCGTGCGCCGTATCAGCGGACAGGAACTCCGGGCAGAACGCCATCTCTGCGCCGAACCGCTCCTCGAGGTCATCGGTGGTCCCGGGCCGCAGGGTCGTCTTGATGACCAGCGGCGCGCCGAGCGACGCATACTGCTGCACCACCGAGGTCACCAATTCCATGTTCCCCGTGTCGTACACGCAGATGAAGATGATGTCCGAACCCCTGATGGCGTCGCGGTATCCCTTGTCGGGATCCCAACGGGCCACCTCGTTATATCGTTCCAGGTTGTCAGCCACCGCCGCTCCGACGGTGCCGACACCGACGACTCCTACTCGCATATCTCCTCAAGCACTCTCATCCACTCGGCCCTGTAGTCGATCTTGCTCTCCCAGGACTGCGCTACCGCCTGGGCCCTGGCCGCCTTCGAGAACTTCGCGGTGTCGATCTCCAGCAGCCACCGCATCTTCTTGCGCAACGCCTTCACGGAGACCTCGTGGTAATCCACCTCGTAGAGGAACGGGTTCGTTACCCGCCTTGAGTTCATCGGCTTCACCAGGAACCTCTCGTCGTGCTGGAAGAGGTTCATCGGGTCGGCGTCCGTAGTCAGGCAAGGCATCCCCGAGGCCATCGATTCGAGTATCATTCGCTCGTACCCGCCGTAGGCTATCGGCAGGATCGAGATGTCACCCTCTGCGAAGATATCCTCGGGCCTGGCGAACGATTGCAGGCGGTACTCGATGCGCGAGTCGTCGACGACCGTGGCTCGCGGGAACTGCTGCTGGGCGTTGACGATGAGCCTGGCGTCCTCGGGCAATCCCCTGAACGCCTCGACGACCTTCTTCGTCTGCCTCCTGTCGGTGCGCCACCCGTAGCCCACGTTGTGGACGAAGGTGTGACCCTTCCTCTTGCGGAAAGGGAACAGGTCCATCCCGATCGGCAGGAACAAGCCGTACGCCCTCTTTATGTCAAGGTCTCTGGCCTTTTCCAATGCGGTCTTGCAGCAGCAGATGATCGCGTCGCACCAGGAAAAGTCCTTGTGGTGCATCGTCTCCTGCATCGGGATCGCCGCCACCCGAAAGTTGCGCCTCTCGCGCGCTTCTTCCAGGCCCCTGCCGAACGGGGTCTCGAAGAAGAGCACGATGTCGGGATGGTACTTGCTCAGATACCTGTTGACCGTCTCGCGGTTAAGGCACTCGCCCGCGTCATACTGCCGCTCCATCCAGCGCTCGCGTCCCTTGACGAGGTTCTGCACCGATAGCACCGAGTCGACCCCAAGATACTTGACCAGCTCGTGGGCAAAGACCCCGATGCCGGATGTCAGGTTCGTGTAGGAGACAAGCCCGATTCGCACAGAAGGCGCCACAGCTCCGCAACCCTCGCTTTCCATGTGTGATTACGCGCCACGAGCTTGCGGCCCGCCTCCGCTATTCTCCCTCGCTCTCCCTGATGCTCAAGGTAGTACGCCACCTTCGCCACCAGGTCATCCTCGCCGTCGTAATAGACGAGGTGTTTCTTGTCCTTGAAATAACTGCTCATGCCCGGCACCCTCGGGTGGAGCACAAACGCCCCACAGGCCAGGTGCAGATAAGCCCTGTTCGACCAGTAGCCCTTCAGGTCGTTTCGCGCATTGTCGGCCACCATGATCCTGCTCGAGGCGCAGACCCTCGCATGTTCCTCACCGCGGCACTGGCCGTCAGAACCGAACGCCTCGAAGGTGAACCTGCGAGACAGGACCTCGGCTATCCTCTTGCGTTTCCTGTCGTACAGGTGCCCGACGAACCCGACGTCGCGCTCGACCGGGGCCTCTACCGGGTAGTAATCCTTCGGATCGTAGGCCTGCTTCAGCCAGCGCGCGTTTATGCCCGCCTCCCCGTAGGCGGGGTGGTTGGCGTCGGTAGATAGCACCAGTTCAAACAGTTTCAGGGCGGGGAAGTAGAGCTTCTCCCGCTCCTTCCACCCCGGGATGAGGTCGAAGTAGTGCGCCACTTTCGGCCCCAGGCTCTGCCAGAACTCCACGCCGAACATGTGCGGGCAGGTCGTGAGTGTGAGGTCGTAGTCCCTTGCGATGTAGACCTGCCTGTCAAGGTTCGGGAAGTGGTAGCAGTCAACCTGCGCGTACTTCTCGAGCGCGTCGGCCACACCCCACTCGGTGTGGTATGCCCCGAAGTGCCCGATGTACCCTACGCGCATTTCCGGAACAGCACCCGCGGAAAGCCGTTCTTCGAGGCCGCCGCGGGGAAGTCTTCTCTCTTGACCTGCGCCAGCCACGCGGGGGCGAAGACCTCGACCGGTTCGAAGCCGTGGCCGATGATCGCCTCCACCGTCGGGAGTATCTTCTCCTTGAGCGGGTGCAGGTCAATGCAGATGAACGAGCCCTCGCCCATCTCGCGCAGGACGGTGTGCCCGCCTTCGACCATGCCCACCTCGGCGCCCTCGATGTCGCAGCGGATGAGGTCCACCTGGTCAATCTGCTCGCCTTCCACCAGCGAGTCCAGGCTCACCAGGGGCACCTCTATCCCGCCTGCGCGGTCGATGATCCTCCCCCTGTCGCTCCTGCCCTTGGACGGGTGGAAGTGCCCTACTCCATCCTCGGCTCCTATCGCCATCTGGTGCGTGACCGCAGAGTATCCGTTGAGCGCCAGGTTCCTTCGGATGCGGGCTACGTTGACGGGGTCGGGCTCCAGGGCCCAGACGTTCCCGCCTGCAGCACATTCGACCATCACGTAGTAGCCGATGCAGGCCCCGAGTTCGAGCACGTTCATGCCCGGCTTGATGACCTCTGAGAGCGCGTCGGGGCAGCGGCCCTCCCATCCCCGGCCGGCCAGCAGCGTCTGGGACATGCCCTCGTCTTCGCTGTCCAGGAGCATCTTGAAGTCACGTATGTCGCGCTCGATCAGCACTTGCAGCTCCTCTTGTGCGCCGCGAGCCCGGCATTGTTCTTGCATACCTTGCCGCAGCCACAGACGAGCCTCGGGGGCTCCAGGGCTTCGGGCACAGCGCGCTTGACGACCTTGGCGGGACGGGCTACGGGGCCCTCGTGGAGCTTGAACAATCCCGTTGCCAGGAGTTCCAGCGCCTTGCGCTCCCCCATACCGGCGTCGACCACGTCCACGACCTCGCCCTGGGGGAAGTAGACTGCCTTCCCTATCGAAAGGTCGATCCTCTTCTCGTCCCGGGGGCCTATGTACGAAATGTAACGAATCATGAAAGGGTCGAGGGGGGCGGTTAAGCCCCCCTCTTACACCTCCTTGTCGGGTTGGATCAGGCGTTGGGGTTCGCGGCTGCGGTCAGCACGTTGATGATGCCCGTGTCGACGTTGTCCAGGGTGCACTTGGCGTATCCGTAGACGATCGCGACCGCCGTTCCCCACTCGTTGCCATAGTCGAACGACTCGACGTCCCAGCGAGGGGCGCGACCGAGGCCGTTGACCGCGGCACCGGAGCCGAACAGGACGGCCTTGCCGACGGGGCAGACGGGGCTGTTCGTGTTGTTCGCCCTCGGTACGCGTGCGTTGGAGTAGAGGACTACCCCGTCCCACATGCCGAGTGCGCCCGTGAACAGCGGGTTGTCCACGCCACGGGGCATGGCCTCGCGCTGGGCCTGCGTCCACACCGAGTCCCCCTTGAGCGAGTAGGCCTGGTACGGGTGGATGACCATCCCGTAGAAGTCCTCGCCGTTCGAGGAGAACGCCGGCTTGATGAGCAGGTCCTGAGCCTTCACCTTCGCCTTGCTGATGACCGTGGTCGTCAGCGTGTCCGACGCGTCGATCGTGTTGATGCTCGACGCGTTGCCGCCGTAGATGATGTTGTCCGGGCTCGTGGTCAGCGTGGTGAACATGTTGTCGTCCAGCTTTCCACTCAGCCAGTCGGACAGCGCCACCTTCGACAGGTTGCCGAGGTCGTAGATCGACTGCTCGTCGGTCATGACGTAGTGGCTCGCAGCGTGCCTGAGCTGGTCCACCGTCACGTCCTGGTAGTCGAAGCCGAGGTTTTCCTCGGTGCCTCGCAGGGTCGTGTTGCCGGTGACGCCGGCTGCGGTCAGCTTCTTGACCGTATGGATCCTGATCGTGTTGCCCGGCTGCGCTGTCAGTTCGGTCTTCCGGATGATAGGCATCCCGGAGCCCTCGGCCCCGGTGAACTTATCCCAGAAGGTCGCCTTCAGCGCCTCCTTCAGGATCATCGCACCGTACAGTACCGGTACGTGTGCGGGAATGTCGCTTGAAGCGAGCGGTGCCATATTTCTTCACCTCCTCCCGAGGCTACTTGATGACCTTTATCTCTCCGCTCGCGAGCTTCTCGTGAAGTTTCGGGTCCTCCTCAAGCAGCTGCGCAAGTCTCTTCGGGTCGGCGAGGTCGGCTTCGGTGATGGTCACCTGGCCGTCCCCTTCCTTCCCGCGGTTGCCCATAGATCCGGCAGCCCCAACCCCCGGCGTCTTGGGGTGCGCCTTCACGTAGTCCTCGATGACCGAGGCGATTTCTTCTTTCGAGGTCACGTGGGGCGCGATCCACTTCGTGTCGGGTACGTAGTCGGGGTGCTTCTCGGCGAGGTACGTGTGCAGTTCCAGCTGGAGCGATGCTTTCCCGAGTTCGGCCTGTGCCGCCTCGAGCTCGCCCTTGCTCTTCTCGTAGAGCTCCTTGAACTGATTGTTCTCGGCGAGGGCCTTGTTCTCTGCCTCTGTCTGGGCTGCCTTGAGGGCGTCATGCTCGGCCTTCAAGGACTTGTAGTCCGCATCTCTCTTGTCAGCGATTGACTGGAAATGCTTTGCCTGTGCTTCCCAATCGGTGTCAGAAGCAGCTTGAGAAGCGGGGGTGCCCCCCTGCTCCATGCCTGTCTCCTGACCCTTATCGGTCTGCTCTTCGGCCATGTCTGTACCTCCTGGTACGAAGAAGGCCCTCCGGGATCTCCGAAGGGCCGGGTGTATGTGAACCGCTTGTGGCGGTTGTTTTTACTTCACGATGTGCCAGATGATCGCGGCAGCTGCGGCCAGGATGATGAAGGCGGTCGTCATGCCGCCATCTCCATACCGTACTTGCCGTACCAGTCCGCGATCTTCCCCGAACCGCTGTTCATGAAGTCCTCGACCCACCCCATGAACACGTCCATCTCGACCACTACCTGCATCGCCGTGCACAAGCAGTTATGTGTTATAATATTATTGCTACTGTACCAGCCCTCAACTGTCTGGAGGTTGTATACATGTCCGTCAAATGGAACCCGCCTGATGGAGCGGATCTCCCGCAGGAATACCTCGCCGGCACTCCCACCCCGCAGCTGGCTCGCAAGTATGGCGTCAGCCCTGGAACCATCCTCCGTGTCCTGCGCGACGCTGGGGTAGCGACTCGTGGACCATGGCAAGCGCCCCCCGACCTCATCCCCCGCTATGTCGGAGGCGAGTCCGAAAATAGCCTCGCGGTTGCTTACGGCGTCTCTCGCCAGGTCATCAAGAGAATACTCATTGATGCGGGAATCCCGCGCAGGGGCATAGCCGAATCTCAAGCCCTCAATCATGCTAAGCGCACGCCCGAGCAATACCGCGAGTGGACCAGGGCCGCTCATGAGGCCAGCCGTGGCAAGCCAAAATCCTTCGAGACCAAATGCAAGCTGGCACAAACCAACGAGGCGCGTCAGCTTCACATTAGCCCCATGGAACAACTCGTTCGCAAACTGCTGGCTGAGCGCGGTGTCGTTACCATTCCGCAGAAGGCCATTGGTCCTTACAACGCAGATCTCGGAGCCTTCCCCGTCGCCGTGGAATGCTTCAGCGGGGACTTCCACCGAACGGGTCAACACGCCGCGCGATTCGCCGAACGCTCGATATACATCCTCGACCAGGGCTGGAACCTGGCCATTCTCTGGATTGAGAACGGTAGGCGCAACCACGCCGGGGTGCCTCTCACGGACAGGGCGATAGACCACCTGGTCGCCTTCATTGAGCAATCCCGCCGCGACCCATCCTTCACGCGTCAGTATCGGGTGATTTGGGGTGACGGTAAGATTTTCTCCGTCTCCAATGCTCAACTCGACGACTTCGCCACGATACCTTCTCGCGGTAGCGCCAGTCACCCTGGGGCCTGATACGACCGTCCCTTCAACCACACACTGCGGGTGCGGGGTGATCGGGAAGTTCCCCTTGGAGAACACACCCTCCCCCAGGCCTTCGTCGTGCACCGCGTAGTTCTCGCAGTCGCAGCCGATGTCGGGGTGGAAGTTACTCAGTACCCACATCTCGCCCGTACATGCCGGGTTCTGCGAGGCCGTCAGGTGCGAGGCCTCCTTGTACGCGTTCGTGACCTCGGTGCGCAGGATCCGTGCCGCGTCGTAGGAGACGGGCCGCTGTCGGAACGTGTACTTGCTGATCTCGCCCGTCTTCGGGTCCTTGATGCTGCGCGTGATGGTCTTCGATACCCGCTTTGGCCGCGTGACCTTCTTGCCCTTGACCGTGGCGGTCTCCCACCTCGTCGGCTGCAAGAATCGATCGAGCTGCTGGGCCAGGCGCGGGTCGTCGTAATGAAAGCCCCTGGCCACCGCCTCGGTGACCAGCCGGGCCACGCCCTGCCGGCTGTTCTGCCCGAGCCTCCAAATGCTGTCAGCGAGGTGCAGCCCGTTCTCGTGGGTCCGCAGGTACACCATCTTCACCGCGCGATCGGGGACCTTGATCAACATGCGCTTCGGGTCGATCCCAAGTCTCGCGGGGTCGATCGCGTCCCAGTAGTCAGCCATCGCTCGAGCAAAGCCCCGGGTCTGGATGTCCGCGGACTCCAGCATCGCCTTGTCGATGACGCCCTTGAAGCCCTCGGTGGCCTGGTCGGCGGACTTCATGAGGCTGTTGAGTACCATGCGCAGTTGGTACTGCTTGAACCCCGAGGCCGCCTTGAGCTCGGCCTTTACCTCCTCGGCCAGGTCGAGGTAGAGCCTGCCGACCTGCAGGTCGTACTTGTGTAGCGAGGTCATGGCCTGCGCCCTGGAGCGCAGCATGTACTCGGCGAACTTCTCGCTGGAGCTCATTCGCCTTCCTCTGCAGCCTCGCTTTCGATCGCCGCGCCGAACACGTCGGGGTTGAGCGAGCTGTCTATCTGGCCCCGCTCGGCAAGCCACGCGGCCAGCTCCTCCTCGGGGTCGGCCACGCCGCGCTCTTTCATGACTGTCACCACTCGCTTGACCATCAGTTCGATCTCGCGGGCCTGGATCTCCAACTGCTCGAGCTCGTTCTGCGGAACCCTTGGCGTGATGGTCACCTCGACGGGCGCCGCGTCCTCCTTGTAGTCGAAGCCCTGGTAGACAGCCGCGGTCCTGAGCACCTGGTCGTAGACGTCCTGGAGCCCGGGCTTCCAGTACATAGCCTTGCGGTTGCACTTCGAGACGATGGCCGTGAACATCAGCTTCAGGGCCACGCCTGAGAGGTTGCCCACAGAATCCACCTTGTCACGCGTGACGTTGGGGACACCCGAGAACTGGTGCAGCATGTTGATCAATCTGTCGACGTAGCTAGCGAGCATCGGCAGGGACGACAGCGAGCTCTCGAGCTTTCGCGCGTCGGGCTGGTGCTCGGCGTCTCCGCCCTTCAGTTCCCACACCGCCCCGGGCGAAACCTCGAAATCATCGATGTTCGACTCGGTAGCGTTCATCAGGAGCGTGATCGGGAAGAGCTCGAAGGCCAGGGCGTCTGTCGCATCTGACATCTTGCGGCAGAGCTCGTTAATGGGAAGGTACAGTGGCTCGAGGTCGCTCTTGCCCCAGATCTCACCCAGGTTCGGTTCGTTGGGGATTATGACCACGGGGATGAAGTCGATCGGCCTGCTGCCGCTAAAGAGCGGGATGTCGTACAGGACCTCTTTCGGCTTAGGGTCCTTGGCAGCCAGGCTCCTGAGGTCGTAGAGCGCCTCGGTCACCCAGCACACCATCTGGCCGTTGCTCTCTCGAAGCTCGAACGTCTGCCGCCATATCGTCTTATCGTCGTCCTGGAAAGCGCAGAAGTGGACCTTCTCCATGATGTCCACATCATCGGGGTTCATGACCGGGAAGCACTCTCTGGAAGGTCTGAAGATCGTTCGCACCTGCCCCAGGTCCTCGTTCCAGAGCGTCTTCACCGCCACCCCATGTGTGAGGCTGCATTCCCCTCCCGCCTGCAGGAGCTTCTGGTCGAGCTTGTTTTTCCGGCGGACGGACTCGATGACCTTGTACGCTTTCTCGTCCTCGTGCTTCAAGCCCACAGGGTTCTCGAACATCCACGAGGCGATCTCGTCGATGAAGAACTTCGGATATCGGAACTCCAGTCGCGAAGGAGTGTAGTCCATCGGCTGAACGGCAGAAGCTCCAGGATAGTCATTGACCTCCTTGTGCATCTTGGGAAGCGGTGCCCTCCCCGCCCGCTCGATGACCTCTGCCTCGAGATAGCGCCAGAAGTTGCCGTCGTAGTAATCCTGCGCTTTCTGCGCCTCGAGCACGCGAGCCTTCGCCGCCTCATTCAGAATCTTCAGATGGGGCGGATACGCCGCTGCCGGCAGGTTCATCAGGTCCTTCATCTGGTCCTCTTCTTCGAAGTTCCACCACTGGAAGGTCGGTAGAGCATGAGTTCGGTGATCGCCCACACGAGGGCGTCCATCCTGTCGGGCGAGAAGTCAGCCTCGCCGGGTACGTAGGTGCACATCTGGTCCTCGAGCTTCGCGAGGCTGCCGATGTGGTGCACCTTGTGCTGCTCATAAAGAGCCGATACGGGCTCGGCTCTCGCGATTTTGCCCTTAGAGGCCCTCACGGCCTTGTAGGCGACGTGCGGATCGACGGTCCTGATGGTCTTCTCCACCAGATCCCCGCCCTGGTTGACCTCGCCCACGATCCTGTCGGCGCTGTTCCCGTGATAGGCGCCGACCGCCCTCTTGGCCCACGAGTCGGGGCTAAGCCTGTCGGAGAGGTCGTCGAACACGTAGGCGTGGCCGTTGCTGCACCTCGCGGCGATCACGATGCCTGTCTCGTTTGACTCCTCGCTCGAGGTAACAGCCGGGTCTACGGCCACCACCAGGCGCACGATGTCAACGCCGTGCGGCACCGCCTCCACCCTGCACTCGTCGAGGAGCGTTAGGTTCCACAGTGCCCCGGGAACGTCCTCGAGCAGCTGGCCCAGGAGCTCCTGGCGTCCGAGCCTCGTGCCCTCGTAGAGCAGGATGTTCTCGCGGAAGTTGTCCGACAGGTTCTCCATGTTTTCGTAGGATGTCCCCGTGGTGACGACCACGCCTGCCATCGTCAGCAGGTCCTTGAGAACCTTCACCGGCCTGGGGGTCGTCGTGATCAGGGCCCGTGCCTCGCCGAGCCTGAGCCCGAACATCGCGTTGGACCATGCGTCAGCCAGGTACCTCCAGCTGGCCAGCTCGTCGGCCCAGATGAAGTGATGGCTGGGACCCCTGAGCTGATCGGGTTCGTCCCCCGAGTAGGTCGTGGCCTGCACGCCATTCGGCCAGGTCAGCCTTCTCTTCGACGGTTCGTAGTGCGGGTAGAACCAGGGAGGGGAAACCTCCAGAATCCCGGCCTCGCCCTCCACCATCGTGTCGCGGACCTCGCCGGCGCTCCTCGCGATCAGCCCCATTCTCGGGGCGGTTCCTTTGAACGCCAGATCCCGCACGTACTCGGCAGCGGTGCGGGTCTTGCCCCACCCGCGGCCTGTCATGATCAGCCACTTGCGCCAGTCACCCTCGGGAGAAAGCTGGTTGTCGCGGGCCCAGAACTCCCAGTCGTACTGGAGAGCCTCAGCCTCCCTCGGGCTCAGGCTGCTCAGCACTTCCAACCGCTCTTCGTCGCTTAGCGATATCAGAGAGTTGCGTAGAGAGCTTTTCGACAGGGCTGATGGGGATCGGTCCACCGTCCGGTCCGCTGATTTCGCGCTTGTCGCCATATACTTCTCGCCTCAGGCCTTTCAGATATCGCTAAGCG